TGGGCTAACAGACAAATTGATCTATACTTAAAAAGGAAGCAAGGAATAAATCCTAACGAAGATCCAGAGGAGATATTATCATCTCCTCAGGATCTCGAGGTTCCACAGGGTATCCCGAATATAAAAAGAGTTCTTTTTAATATTATTGGATATCTTAAGAATAAGGATGTAACACCTCAGCAATTTCTAAATTTTTGCATTTGGGCAACACGAGTGACTGATAATCCTGCTCATCTAAATGCTCTATTAGTAGCTTTAGCAGATCAGGTTCCAGCCGTAGGGAAAGAACTTAGTTCAACCCCGGATGGAGGAAAATATGGAAGCGGTCTAGAATATATCATAAGTAAACTTAGAGGCGAAGAAAATATGTAAGATGAAAATAGTTAGAGAAAGCTTACTTGAATTTCAAAGGGGGCAAGACCCCATGAAAACTTTAGAGCTAGGGGGAAAGCTACAACAGATAAAAGATTGGCTCTTCCCCTTTCTTTTTAGTAGCCAGTATAGAGTTAATACTGATTATACTATTGACATTATACGTGGAGATTTTATAGACCTAAATTGCAGTTCCTTTAGAGAGGGGATTCCTGAATATGTAGTTTTTAACGAATGTAAAGGATCTTTTATAATTGATGGAAAGGGTCTACCTGATTTATATGGATGTCCTAAAATAGTAAGAGGCGATTTCATAGTTCCGAATAATAAAATATCCGATCTTAAAGGATCTCCAGAGATAGTTGATGGAGATTACATAATAAGTAATAATCCTGGTAATTTTACCGTAGGAGATATACAAAAAGTCTGCGAAGTCGGAGGAAGAATAAGAGTATGATAGTAAGAGAATCCATATTTGAAGCCGTTCAATTTCAGAGAGGAGTTGATCCTAAATCGGCTATGAGTTTAGGCTTAGAGGAGCAAATAAAGACCTGGTATAGGGATGCTTATGACCATGAACCTGGAGACGATCTCATCTATGATATTATAAAAGATGATGAATTAGATTTTGATACCAAAGAAAAATGGGTCCTTTTTCTAATTTCTAAGGGATACAATTGGGACTATGAAGAGTGGGCAGAAATGATGAATCAAGGAATAGATTTTATTCCTGAACTTCCAGATGGATATAAAAGGGTTTTAGGAGATTTAAATTATTTCAAAAAAGGAGGAAAAAATTACATACAATTTATCGGATGGGAAGACTGGGCAGATTATGTTGAAGAAAACAGGGAGACCTCTCGGGAATTCATAGAAGCTATCTTATCTGGGGATTCTTTTGAATATTTTGATTCAGATTATCATCCCGAAGTTTTAGATTCTGATCACTGGATTCTCAAAGATAATCAATCAGTTGAAATGATCAAGGAGAAATTCTTAGAATTAGGGGGCGAAGAAAAAATAACTGAAGATCCGGAAGAAATGATTAGAACAATTTGCACGGATTCTGAGTTTGAGGATTTAGAATATGCAATTTCTTATGCATTAGCATCATCACAGCAATCCGCTGATGAATCTGAAGCTTATAATGACATATTAAAAAAATTAAAAGATCATTTTGACATAAGTGATCCAGAATGGAATGGCGAATCCCATATAAGCGAAATATCGCAAGAAGGATTTAGTAAATTATTAGATGCAGGATTCGACGGAAATAATAAATTAGATTATTCACCTCCATATTATGGATACCAAGGGGATATGGATTATGATACATTTAGAAGCGAATTAGAAAATAGATTATCCGATATTTAATGAGAGCTAGAAAGATATATGAAAGTCCTGATACAATATCTCTTCCAAATTTAGAATATAATCAATATGGAGAGGATATCCATAGCTATGGCTGGTCTCCCAGTTATGATGATAAAGACTCGCATCCATTTTGGATAGAAGGAGGAGAAACGATATTAGGTAATTCAGCAGATTTTCATCCATTAAGAATTAAAAGAAATAAGAGAACATATTCTGGCAGATTATGGTCAAAGAAAAAGCTAATGTCCTTCTGGGTTTATCCTGACCGAGAAAAGTTCATCAAAATTGCTAATGATTTAAGTAAGAAGCTCGAAGAGAAATATGGAGAGCCTTTCGATATATTAGGAGATCCGGAATGGAAAGTTGAGGTGCTTCCTGTTAAGAATTGGTTTAATAGAAGAGGAAAGCCCTTTAAAACGGAACTAGTTCCTGCTATGAACTATGGCGGAAGTGCAGAAAGATCTGAAGAGGACCTCGGAAGAGAACATGTAAAATCCCCGTTATTAAAGAAAAAGAAAGTCATTCCAGGATTTGGGTCATCTAATCCTAAATATATAGAAAAAAGGAAGTGGCAAATGGCGGCTCCCTTAGGCGAATCAAATATAGATATGAAAAAACTCGTAGCAGAATCCCTTGAGGAACTCTTAGAAGGAGTTGCTGACAAATATGCTGAAAGAAAATGGGGGATCCCGGATGAAATAGGCAATTTTGATGATGATTTTACAAGAAAGACATCTGGAAATTCCGGTGGAAAAGCTAAAGGATTTGATATTATAAAAAATCCCAAATCACTATCCGGATTTCCACAGGGATCTAGAGGAGTTATAACAAAAGACGGGGATTTATATGTTGTTGCTGATGTAGTTCATGTTATACATACAGATATTCTAGAAGAGTTAAGAAATAAGGGGATCGTTTCTTTTAAGCCTACAGGATGGGAGGATCCCTCCGAAACCCCGGATATAGATTTTATCACTGTTCAAACGAGTTTGAAATAACCAGTATTTGCTATCGGAGAATCATATTATTTGCCAAAGGCTAAATATCCGGAAGAAAGAGCTAAGGCACTTCAATTTTTCGAGCCGTTCTTGGAAGAAGCTCGCAAAAAGAATCCAGGTTTAAAATTCATAAATGAACAGATTAGAAGGGTAGCAAGGGATATTCTTTCAGCAGATGAACATGAAAAATTTATGTATTACGGATCATGAAATTAGTTAGGGAAAGTCTGGCCAGTTTTGAAAGAGGAAGGGATCCTATGACTTCGATAGGCATTGGGATCGAAGCAGCCGTCAGAAGAATTAAAGAAGAGATAAAATGGAGGATTGAAGATGATCAGTGGGAGGGACCAGGAATGCTTAAATTCGATAGCTGGGAATTAGAGCAGATCTATAAAAATGGTGATGACCTTGACAGAATGGCTATAAAGAAAATTCTTGAAGAATTTCTCTCAGGAAAGAAAAAATGGAGAAAGAATTCAGGAGGAGTAATCATATCTAATCTACTAAATAAATTAGGACTATTATGGGATCCCAAATATATGTGGCCTACTCCTAATAATGTTGATTATGTAAGAAATATCGATCCCGAGAAATTTGATGAATTTATATCTAAATATTGGAAGCCAAATCAGATATATTCGGCTGGAGTAAAATATGAGAATGCAGATCTGATGAAGAAGGGAATATATGCAGGGGCTACAAATCTAGAGATCGGAGGAAGCCAACCATTTATTACGGCTGCTGAGAAAGGAGACTTGGAACTGATGGAGCTCTTACTTCAAAATTCTCCAAATGATCCAGCAGGAGGGACAAAAGATGATGTAAGATATAATCGGGATATCGATAAGGATATGACGAATGCTCCAATAAGAATAGCTGCTAGAAATGGATATATCAATATTGTCAGGCTCCTTATGAAAGATCCGAGAGTCGATCCATCAGCTGCAAATAATTTTGCTCTAAACTGGTCATACTATGGTGGGCACAAAGATGTAGCGATGCTTTTACTTACCGATAAAAGAGTGAGGGATAAAGTAGATCTTATGCCTAAAACTAGACAGAAAGACCTAAGGTCTGCAGGGCTTATCGAATCCGAAAATTTTCGAAGAGGAATAGATCCTTCTTCAGCAATGAAGATTGGAACTAAATCTGATAATCTAAAAGTCTATATGTGCGGAAATTGCGGGAATATTACAGACTCGATGGGAAGGCCTTTAGATGTAGATTCAGACGAATGGAAAAGATCCAGAGATATAATCGAAAAGATGGACGGGAAATCTACGGAATATGTCTGGTGTGAGGAATGTATCTATAATGAGGAAATGGAAGCTCAAGCTCGTGAGGAGGAAAGAAGGCAGGAAGAGGAAGCACGATGGCAGTGGGAGCAAGATAATTATGATCAAGATCGATACTAAGTCCCGAAATGTTGCTTAGCTGCTCCAAACATAGCTAAATAATCAGAAGTTTCAACGGGAATATCTTTTTCGCCTTGCTTATAATCTCTCAAATTACCTAAACCCCAGTTATATGCAATAATAAGGTCGTCAATATCTTCGACCCATTGACTCTTTTCCACCATTTTTAGATAATAATGTATAAATTGAGCAGCTTTTTCAGCGTCATACATATCCATAACTATGAAAGGGGTCCCGTATCTCTTGTTTACATCATTAATTATATGCTGTTTTGTCTGAGGAAATCCCTCATATCCTAAGGAATTTCTTCTAGGATTCATCCCGGTTTCAATAATCATGATGGTTTTTATCAAATTTGGGTCTGGATTTTCCCCTTTAGCCCTTAATTTTTCTACGGCTTTCATAATTTCGCCATCAAATCGGTCATAATAGTCCACTTTCGCCGAATCTAGCCTATTTGGCTTGATAGAATTGATAGATTCAATGAATCCTGGCGTTCCTGCACTCAAAATCTCCGATTTTTCTTCGTCCTTCTGTGAATATTTGCCTAAAAGATCATAAAATCCATTAAAAATCTCATCTCTAGAGAGAAAATCCTCCTCCGCCATCTTATAAATTAACGGATCTTTAGAGATTTCGCTCTTTTCAGGGAGATTATTAACCATTTCTGGTCTGGTTCCCCCGACAAACATAAGGAACATAGAGGCCAAAACAGCTAATTTCTGAGCCTTATTAGTAAGAAGATTGATATCAAACTTCTCATTAAGGATGTTTTGAGCTAAAAACTCCTCGTTTAAGAGGTCGAAACGGCTTAAGGATTCTCTTACAATCACTATAATAGTTTATTTTATATATTCTTGGCAAAATGACAATAAAAATATTAAAAAAGATGACAAAATGGCATATTTTCTGTCTGGAACACTATTTGATCTATTAGATATGCTAAAATTAATGTTAAACTAAAATAAAATTATAGAATTATGAATGGATTAGCACTTAGAAACAGAAATCGAGGAGGAATTCCCTCACTTTTTGATGATTTTTTAACCGACAACTGGTTTTCTAACTATCAAAGTCCCGCAATTATGGAATGGGATGAAGAAGGAAACAAAGGCGTAATTACCATCGAGGCTCCTGGATTTACAAAAGATGACATAAAAATTGAATCCGGCTCTGATGGAATAGTAATCACGGGGGAGATCAAGGATGATTCTCTAAAAAATAGGCTTAGACAAGCTAGTTTTTCTTACATTCTAAAGAGATCTGATATAGATCCAAAGAATGTAGAGGCAAAACTCGAGAATGGGCTATTAACTATTGGAGTTAATAAGGCTAAAGATAAGGTTTCTCGAGTTATTCAGATCCAATAATTCCCATCTATTTCCAAACGCCCTAATCAGGGCGTTTTTTTGTGGCTTTTATTATAGTAGAGATATATAAAATAAAATGATAAATGATTAAGGAAATCTATACTAGATCGCCAGAGGATCCTAATTATGTCTACGGGGTTTATGAAACAGAGGATGCTATAGAACAAATAATTACCAAGATTAAAATGATTTTGGGAACTAGGCAGGGACAGGTATTGGGAGATGTGAATTTTGGCGTTTCCATTGAGGACTTAGTTTTTCAGACAAGAATTAATAAATTTGATCTAGAAGAAAAAATAAGAAAACAAGTTTTCCAATATATTCCGGAATCATCTAAATATAAAATAGATCCAAAAGTATCTTTCGGAAAAGCTGAAGGCTATGACTATTGCATTATTGATTTCTTTATCAACGATGAAAAAGCAATTGGAGTTTTAATAAAATAATTTTCTTAAAATGAGTATGATTAAAACAGCTCGAATTCGACTATCTGAACTCTATCAGGATAGCATCAATTTCATAAAGACCTCTTATGATAATATAGGCCAGTATTTTTCGATGGCTTCCCCAATGGGTCAGCTTCTTCAGGTTATCCTGAATATCGGAAGAATGATTATTTATTATATTGAGGACTCTATTACTGAGCTCAATATAAATACAGCTTCCCGTCCTCAGAGCGTAAGAGGGCTTGCAACCTTAACCGGCCACAATCCATCCAGAGGACAAGCAGCAAGGGGAACTCTCCGATTGACATATAACGGGGGAAAAATTGATGTATATGGAAATACCGTTGTCATACCTAATTATGCTAAGATCGTATCTTCTATAAATGGTCTGGTCTATACGGTTGTTCTTCCGGGTCAGGAGGTTAGATTAAATCTAGATGATATTAATAGCTTTGTTGATGTAAATATTGTTCAGGGAACTCTAGAATATCAGCAATCAACAGGAACAGGTGATCCATTACAGTCATTTAATTTCCAAAGTAAAAAAGGAGCTATCATTGATAATTATTTTGTTAATGTCTATGTAGATGGGAAAAATTGGCCAATACGGGATTCTATTCTTGATATGGCGTATCAGGAAGAATCCTGCATGGTAAGGACTGGTCAAACTGGCGGTATTGACATATTCTTCGGAAATGGATATCAGGGAAAAATTCCATCTCTTGGATCTACTATCCTTGTAGAATATCTCTTAACTGATGGGGAGGATGGGAATATCCAGACTCCAACAAATCAGTCTGCGACGAATTGGAAATTCCAATCTAAAGGATTTTCTCTAAACTCTCAAGAAGTAGATTTAAATAAAATTATTCAGGTATCGATACAAAAAGATGTTATCTTTGGATCCCTTGCAGAACCTACTTACTTAACGAGACTGCTTGCTCCTCATCAGTCCAGAAGTTTTGTATTAGCCAATGCAAATAACTATATCTACTTTTTAAGGAAATTAAATATGTTTACGATCGTTGATGCAATCCCCGGATTTGCCACATTTGAAGATCGATATGCATTAGATAAGTATAATAAGGCTAAAACAACCTGGGAAAATACCAATGAAGAATATAGAGTTCTTATAGCTACAATAGGAGCCCAATCTCCGCAAGCTCAGAATAAAAAGATTGAATTAGATGCTGCTCAACAGCAGGTATATTACTGGCAAGAGAAATTAAACGAGCAGAAGCAAGATGATAATACCGTTTATCTATATCTGGTTCCTGATGTCAATAAAAGAATAGCAGCTAACCAGAATTATTATACTTGTTCTCTGGATTCTTTTATACTAACAGGATCCGAAAAACAGGGAATTCTTGATCTTATAGAGGAATCAGGCCAAAGAATATTAACTGTAGATAATGCCATCATGACCCTAAAATATCCTCGATTCGTTCTAAATATGTCATTAATAATTTATCAAGGATATGAATTGAATACCATTAGGGAATCTATTATTTCTAAGACTTCTGATTATTTCTTAAAAAATACAAGGCGTGATAGAATTCCTGCTTCTGACCTCGTAAGGATTATTGAAAATATAGATGGTGTAGACTCCGTAAGTGTATGGTTTGATGCGGATGCCGCAAATATTAACATATATGGGGATTCTCATGGATTAGATTCCTATGGAGATATAATTCTCGAAAGATATGTTCAAGATGCATTCGGGAATAGAGTGGCTGTTAAAGACATTTATCCACTTATAAGAGGAGGATGGGAAAGCACTAATGGAATTTATTATGATGATTCCACAGCTAAAGATAAGCTAAGCAATATTAATATTAATCTAAGGGGTATTACTCCGGTCGATATGAATAGTAATATGAATAAAACTATTGTAAGTAATTTATAATTATGGCAACAAATATTCAAAAAAAGAATGCTATAAAGAGGCAAAACTTCTTTTACAAAGTTCGTCCGGGATATTATAATCAGGCTAAACATCTTAGCGATGAATATAAAAATCTTGGGTATGATTATAGAGGAAAGATATTAAAAAAGATGACCTCTCCTGAATTATGGTCTAACCCAATTCAGTATCCATTCTTTTCTAGGATAGAGGCTATGATTAATTTTTTGATTGAACAAGTAAAATATATTAAGAAAACCTTTAGCATAGCTCATTCTAAAGATAGTATAAATATCAATTAATATGAGGATAGATCGATGGAAATTATTTAATAAGAGAGGGAGTAATTTAAATCCTTATCTGGATTCCTTTCTTAATTTACAATTTATAACAGATGTCCAAAATGCCAGAGGAGCTGAAGGATATGCTCTAACTGATCCGAGTTCATTAATATTCGAAACAGTTATCACTAATAGCGGATGGAACTATGATACCGCTGTTGAGGTTAGATTAGATTATTCTTTTGGCGATTATTCAGAGATCTTATCTTCTGCTGAAGCATCCATTAACTTAAAAGATGTTTCCGTTTTTGATCCTAATCCTCGAAATTCTTTAGGTATAGATTCTGTAGTTATAGATGTATCAACAGAATTCATATATCCTGCTGCAATGCTATCCTCTGCAGTATTCTTTAATCCAATCTCTGTTGGCTTAGTAGAAACAGAACATATATCAATTCTAGAAGAGGTATCTCCGGGATCATTTATAAGACCGTATGATGCTTCTAATAATACCCTAGTTTTAAGGTTTTCCGATGGAGATCCAGAAATTAAAATGTTTGAGATTAATGAAGATACACAAACATTAACTTGGACAGATGAATTGATATTTGATACTTCCGTATATGCTCCTAATACTCCGCTCATTATTAATATCGGATTCAGATCTGAAGATGAAGGAGTTTTCGAAAGAAAATTAAGAATATATCATAGAATCGGGAATGAGGATCTAGAATTAGCCGAAATTATTGTCAATGCTCAATCGATAGGACCTGATGAGAGATTTGATATTCTTATGCAGGATTTCGGATTGCCTAATCCTAAAAATATACCTCATCTATTCAAAAGGGCAGATCTAAATGAGGCTCTTCCTGACTGGGAGCTGCTAAACTACAAAGGGAAGCATATCATACTTGAGCACGACAAAATAATGCCCTATATAGGCACGTACAAGGCCCTTATCAATGCGATCAGGTGGTTAGGCTATGAAGACATTAAGGTAAAGGAATGGTTCCGTAACGTTAAAGATAACACTAAATTATCACTATATGTTCCTTACGAGGCGGAACCATTCCTT